AGTTATTGTCCATGTGTTTTCCTCAACTGTTCTTGCTGTTCTTCTTCGGAATGATATGGACCTAGGAATTCATATCGCTGTAGAGTGATCAGCTTTGGACAGTAGTATTTGGTCCAGCTGGTTCCTAGTTTGATCAGATAGTATCCAGCACAGTAGAAGCTCTTGCTACGCTCTTGCTTGGTATAGATAGGTAGTCGTCGACCCACATCATAGAGCTCATTGAAGTGCTTGCCATTGACAGGGAATCCATAGACTTCACTGTCAGATGATTTGCTTTTGTGATAGCGCAGGAATTCAACGTTGTGTCGATCCTTGAGCATTTTGACTGTGGGGAATTTTTCTCTGGTAACACCTTCTACCCAAACAATCCCTCCGTCGTCGGTTGTTTGTAGCGTGGCTACTTTGTGACCATCTCGTTCAACAATCCAAAACTTGTTTTTCACAATTGGTGTGGCTTTTAGATCAGCTTCACTCATCATCAGATTTCCTCCGGTTTAATTCGCGCTTTTCCTCACATGGCTGGCATAGGGTTCTTATCCACCCGCCACCGCGCTGTTCTCCTGTGTTACCGCAGTCTTCGCAGGTACATGCACTCATGCTCTCTGCCATGCGCACCATGCCATTGATAACTTCGTCGCCGCCTGTGTAGTAGAAACGCAGTGTGCCAAATTTTTCTTTGACTTGGTCCACAGTCACTTGCGGTACTTGTTTGTACTGCTTGTAACCTTTTTCAACATTCTTGTTGTTCCAGTCGATGTGATGCTGGATATTGCCCATGAGCGCATTGAGGATGTTGTACCAACCATCGCCGCATGAAAACCCCCAGCACATAGCAGTCTCCTGCATTGGTGAATGACGGTTGACCATCATCTTGGGATATTTTTCGCACAGCAGTTTGTCTAGTTCTTCTCTCATAATTTTACCATTTAGAAACGTCAGTCACGTCAGCGTTCATGGGCACAGGATCGCCTGACAGGTCAAGTGTAAACTTGAAATGCAATCCTGGTCCAATACCAGCGTCGTGTGTGACGTGTAGTTCAAAATCTTCCACGTCCTTGAAATTTTCAACCATCTGTGCCATCTGCTGGACCTGCTTGCGGCTGAGATGTATCACAGTAGGCTTCACGCCATTGTCGTATGTTTGCTGTATAAATTTAGGCTTTGCCATAGTCAATCCTCATCGTTCCATTCTACGGGCACCCAACCTAGTCGGTAGAGGTCGTCGCTGATTTCTTCAGTCACTTGTCCTTCGGGTACGTATCCGCTTCCATCTCGAGCGTCTAAACCGTAACCATCATCACTGTTACCAATACCAGAGCAGTACCAGTCTATATAGTCGCCCTGCTGGCGCATATCCGCGATGATTCCGCCTGCATAGCGCCAGCTACATGACCAGAAATCGTCCTTGAGGATAGGCAAAATTTCTCTCTTGAGCCAACGCATGTTGCACATGGCGGCATAGAGATTTTGCGCATATCCATCGCTGGCACGTACCTTGTCGCATATCCATGCACAGGAACGCAGATCGTACTCTAGGTTGTTTTCACGCCAGTCTGGATCATTCTCGCATGCGAGGTCGTTTGCCTTCCAGCCATCGTAATACTCGATCATTTTCTGTACTTCGGGATCGTTGATGCTCTTACCTTCTTCCAGCACACGCTTGATATAGTTGTCACGCTGGAAAGTGTGGCGCTCGGGACTACGGCTTATTTCAGTCATTCTGTTAATCTATCCATCATCAGTTCATAGTCTTTGACATGGGCAACACATCTGATCCAACCTTGAGCGATTGCCCAGTCCAGTGACTTAGTAACATTGGTAGGTGCACCTGCACTAACTTCGATTGAAGCACGAGGATGCACAATCAAGCCATCCACAATGGTAAAGTCAGGATCGCCTGCACGGATCGTGCGAACCAGGCTTTTGTGTGCAGTGATGTTCATTGCAGTTTGCGATTCCGGGGCATGCCCATTTCTTCGAGATCAGCCAGTTCGTCTTCGTCGAAGATGCTTTCTGCGATCTGTGCCAGGACCTCGGGTGGCAAATCATCCACATCAACAGGACGAGTGCGAGCCTTGAGTTCTTCCGGGGTAAGGTTGGCGAACATGCTCTGTATCTCTTTGACGAACTCGTCGAGCTCTTGTTGTGTGCCATCAAAGTTGTCAAAGCACCCAGGCGCGAATTCAACCTTGGTTATTTTTTTCTCTGAATCAGTCATGTTTTACCTCAAAGGTTTTGTCAATAGATTCTTTCACATGCGCTTTCAGAGCGCCGGCGAAATGCTGATCCCATGTGGTGCGCACTATGCTACGCAGGTCCGCATTGTCCACTGCTTCCTTGCAAGCTTCGATGATGAGCCTTGCGAACTCGGTCTGCATGTCAGCATTGATTTCTGGATAGTGGCTTCCACCTGCTTTCAATGAAAGCTCGTGCAGTTTTGGGTTGGTGATTTTGTTCATGCTGTTGTGGTTTCAGGGTATGCGGCATTCAAGAACTCTGCATAGCTTTGTGCTTGTTCGCCAATCTTGACAAGGTCGTGCTTGCCACAGAATTTCATAAATTTGACACCAACGCTTGCCACGGTCTTTGGCAAACTGGCGTCGGCTATGGTTTTAGCAATGTATTCTTTAACGTGATCAGGTTGTGCTTTAAGATCCACCAACTGTACGTTACGCTCATAATCATCCAATACACGATGTTCTTCTCCATTGTGATCTACCCAACGCTGAAGCATGAGATTGTTCCAATTGAAACCTTTCTTGTCCATGTCAGCAAATGCTTCTTGTAATCCAACCTTGTTCTTGCTGCCTTTGGTGCGCACACCAGGAAATGCACTGAACACATTGTCACTGGCATCACCACGCATGCACTTCTCAAACAAGATCCATTTAGGATCAGGTATGGTCTTGGGCTCCTTGGTTTTCTTGTCGATCACAAGATTGCCCTTCTTGTCCAGGATGCCTTTCAGTGTGTGCAATTCATCTGCGATACCATTGTACTGGTTCACATTGTGTGCTAGCAATTGGTGGAAGTCTGTGTCTGAGCTCACGATGGTGTGGTGATCATCAGGATGGCTCTGTATCCAACCTGCCACCAAGTCATCGGCTTCAAGACATTCGTGTCGCAGTACACTACAGTTTGAGCTTTCGATGAAGAAAGTCTTCAGCTCATCAAAGGCCTGCCAGAATGCAGTGTCTTCTTCGATCTCTTTGTCAGTGAGTGCGGCACGTGCCACAGCACGATTGGCCTTGTAAGGCTTGTAGAAGTCTTTGCGCCAGCTACGACCTTCAAGGCAGATTACAACATGATCGGCTTTTTGATCCCGCCAGGCTTTGTGTATGCTGGCGAGAGTCACGTGTATGGCGAATCCTACTTTTTCTTCCAAAGAGGATGCGCGATGAGCACTGTGCCGTGCTCTAAAGAATGTGTTTGCGGCGTCGACGATTAAGTAGTTCATGGAGTAATAATAGCATATTATTTATCCACGTGTCAACCTGGTTTGTGTGCTGGATTTGGAAATTCTAACTCAAAAATGTGAAATATGTTGCCCGTTTTGTCTGCAAGCAAGGCAACGGTCCGGGCCTTTTCAGCATCATCTCGAGTGGAAAAGAATCCGGTTCCGTAAGTGATGCCTGTGCTTGCACTGGTACCGGAACCGGTGGTTGTGAAATAAAGGCTGGTACTGCTCTGTTGCACCAGAACATAGAATGTAAGGAACTCTGGAGCCTCCAGGGCCTTCATGATACTTCGGTCCTGCCATCGCCAAGATCACGTCGTGATATGATGCGTGTCTCAACGTCTTGGTTGGCGTTCCATTGCTCAAAGTTTTCCATCCAAACGTTGCGGCAGATGTCCTGGAACCAACGGTCCACGATCTGTGCATCATCGCGGCCAGCATAACCAGCCTTGACCAACTTGGCTACGAAGTATTCATTCCAGTCCAGTTCAAACGCACCATTCTGTGGATTGTCAGGATCTAGTTCCACGCCCACCACAGCCACATAGGGTTCTTTCTTGGCTGTGGCCACATCCTTGGGAGTCTTGCTCTTGCCTGCCACTCTCAGTTTAGGTTGTGCTGTTTTTTTAGCGGCAGTGGTCTTGGCAGCGGCAGTTGTTTTTTTAGCAGTGGGTGTTGTCTTTTTGGTCACCATATCACTTGCCCCAACCATTGCCCCATAGATCCACGTGCAATCTCGGAGAGTAGTACCAACCACGTGCCAGTGCTTCATCTGCGATATGCACACGGTTCTTGTTGTAACCCAGTGTGGTACCACCTTCTGGCATCACATACACCTGGCCCATGAATCCTTCGTTGCGATAGGCACGTACAGCATGATCCAGTTCATCAAAGTCTTCAACCTTGTTGATCACAAACTTGAGATAGACCACACCCAGTTGCTGGTATTGTAGTACCACTTCGGGTTTGATAGCATCCTCAAACTTCTCACCGCTCACGCTGAGCTTGGGACTCACGCTGAACTGCACTTCACGGAAACGCCCCAGGAAGTCATTGTAGGGTTCACGGATCTCAGTCATCCACTCTTGCAAGTAGTCAAAGAAGTCGTCACTCAGTTCCTGGGTACCATTGGTCTCAAAAGTGAGAAAGTCTAGGTCTTGCATTCCAGGATGGCTCAACAGTGCTGGATAACTGCGTTGCCAGCCCAGCAACGGCTCGCCACCTGTGATGACCAAGTGTACAGGATTACCTGAATACTGTTGCCAGCGTCCGTTTGGAGTAGCGTTCAACATCTTGTGTACGATCTCATCCACATTCATCAGTGGACTGAAGTCTTTGAATTTGGGATGCCAGCTGGCATAGCTATCACAGCC